GAAGCCGGAGCCGCGCCCAGATCGAGGGTTTTTGACGTAAAAGACCCGCTCGGCTTAAAACCCGCCTGAAAAATCTGCAATTCCGTTAGGACGATGTAATTTTTGTTGGCCAGGATGTGCAATCGCCAATAGCGTGCCGCAACCGTCGAAAAGCTGGCTGTGTAATCCGCCGCTGGAATGTGTTGTGTATTTGGAGCCGGTTTGAAAATTCCCGGTCCCGTTGTTACGACCGCATTTAAGGTGACCGTCGCCGCATCGTTCCAGGTCACATTATCTGTCGAATACTGAATCTTGACGAATGAAACGAAAACTCCGTTCGTAACAAAATATTCTTCCAAGTAAAGTCCTCGGATAATCGCCTGTCCCACTGAAAAAGGACTCCCGAGATCGACAACCCAAAACATGTCGTTCTGGTCACTGGAATTCGCAAACCCGACGTTATTCGTTAGATCGCCGTCCGTGATGAGTCCCGCGTTGCCAATCCGGGCTACGTTATCCCCGTCGCCCATCGTGGCCGATTTGCCTTGCGATAAATTGATCGAAGAACCGCCCGAAGGCTGTAAAGCCAACTGCAGAAAGCCCGGATTGGTAGATGTATCCACATTCGTCTGTACAACACCAGCAGCAAAATCGGCTTGCGTGTCGTCTGCCGCTTTTAGAGCCAATTGATTATTAACCGCGATGTCCGTCGGAATTGTTCCGGCGTTCCAATCGGCTGTCGCTGTCACTTCCCAGAACTGCGTATTGGTATTGGGCTGTTGAAGTTGATTGAATCCGAACGCCGTCTGCGAGGCCGTCGCCGGATCGATGATGTCGGAAATGCGAAGGGATTCTTCCCCGTCGAAAACATAAATCCCGTCAATGCCAATCAGATGGACGAGCGAGTCTAAAACCTGGACAGATTCATTGAACCGAGTGCCAGTAGAAGACCGAGTCTTGACACGGGTATAGGTATATTCATCATATCCGACGAGTCTCCAAATCGAGTATTGCTTGAAAAAGTGCAAGTATCCGCGATAGAGTAAAAGTCCCGTTCCAAAATCAGCGTCTCCTTCGGAAATTTGCAGAGTATTGGAGGACGGCCATGCCGAAGCGTTATCGGGAGCGATAATCGTTCCCGAAGAGTCCGTCAAGGCGGAGAAAGCAGCCTGTGAACGATTGCTAGGAATATGATAGAGCCAAACACGCTCGTCGTAATAATCAATATAGCGACCTTTCGGAACATTGGGATTCCCTCCATTGCCATCCAAGAGCGTTACGGTTGTTCCGTCATACGTTCTCACAGCATCTGTGCCATTGGTAAGCCAAAGTTTGTCGCGAATCACTTTCCCGCGAAGCTGAAACGAACTCGAAAGACCCGTAATGATTGCCGTGAAGTTCTGGAAGTCAACCGTCGTCCAGACGGTCGCATTGTCCGACACAACAAAAGTCTGAGTCCCTGCCGCCGTCCGAAAGAAGTTGATGCAGAAGGGACTCGGATTATTCGACGGCGTCTGGCCAACTTTTACATACCCAGGTGCCGTAATCACAGACCCCGGCTTTTCGTCCACCCAAACATTCTGCATATCGGGCGATTGGCCCAACTTCAATTTCGATGGCGCGGCGGCGGTATTCAAAGTCAACCATTCCTCCAGATCAATCGTCTTGATGTCTTCAAGTGCCGAAGTCATTTCAGCGTATAAAGACTCCAAATCGGCGTCGGGGCGGGCTGGATGTCCATGCCAGGACTGTCATAGCCGCCAACACCGTATCCGCCTTCTCCATAACCCACCTCTTCCGATGTCGTCATTCCGACAGTTGGAAAAGGCGAAAAGTTCCCCGGGGAAGTCGGAACCAACGACCAAATCGGTTGTCCCGCAATCTGTGGCCGTGCAAAAGGCGAACTCATTGGTTCCTCTCAGGATAATTCCAGCCCCACCGGAATCGCAACAAATCATCCGAATACTTTTGCACTTTGCTCAAAAGCGCTTTGCGATGCCGGTCGTAATTCGCCAAGTGTGACTCGGCCCGCTTATCATTCCCGAGCTTGTAATCGCAGCAGAATGCCGCATAGAACGGCAAACACATCTGAAAAGCCGTGTGAAGATCCGGTACATCCGTATCGGCGGAAACCGTCGCAGGCAGATGAATGTACTGAATCTGGATCGTCTTCCCATCCTGGCTGGCATCCGGCGTTCGATACAGGCCGATCGTATTGCGGTTATCCCGATAGGCAATCGTCGGGATTCCAGCCGGATCGTTCTGCCAAACCGGACTGATCTGCCCGAGATCGGGCCGCTCTAAGACGATCAACTTATGATTGTCGAAATAAACATCAACGAGCGCAATGAAATCGTCCGGCAACTGGTAAAGCGTCTGATTTTGGACGGCGGTCGCTTGATCGACTTGTTCCGGCCATTCCATCTGCGTCCCTAAAAACGTGACGCCCTGGTTTAGATAATCATTAATCTCCGGGTCGGTAAAATGGCTGTTAGCCGCGTCGGATTCGTTGATGTAGCGACGTACTTGCGTCCGCAAGGTCGCTAAAGAAGACATCAGAGCCCCAGCAAACTGGACGCCCGCTGTACGGCAATAATGAATTGCCGGATATTGTTCATCTGCTGCTCAAATCGCGCATTCTGATTCTGAACGGTTTCTTTCTCTTTGGCGAATAGCGCTTGCTCGTTCTGAAAAGTCTTCAAGACCGCTTGGAATTCCGCTTTCTGCTCGGCTAACGTCGCTTGTTCGTCCAAGACATCCTGCCGGATCTTTTTGGATTCCGCATCGCGCTGAGAAATGTAAATGTTGTAATCCGCCGATTTCCTGTCGATCTCTTCTTGGAGCGTCTCTTTGGTTTGCATCAGCCGCTTGATTTCGTCTTCCAAAAAGCCTTTGCGGTTTTCCCATCGGGTCAACTCAGCGTTGGTTTCTTTAACAGCTACAGACGATTCGGTTTTCATATGGGACTCCTATTTCGGGAAAAAGTAAGTTTTCCCCAGTTCTTTGGTGTAATAAAATTGTCGTTTTTCTTGAGGGTGCCACCGCCGGTCTTTGATGTCTCGAACATGGGCCGTCGATCCTTTGGGATCTGTCGGGTTCTCGACCCCAAACTCAAAAAGCCTGCAAGAAGAATCACGGTTTCCAGGTAAACAATGACGGCAAACCCAATCATCTCCGAGACAAAACACGGAGCTTGCGGGTTGACGGCATTCTGAACAAAACAAAGCAGCCATCGCATAAAAATAATTCCCACCCCCGGACGTTTCGGGCCGTCCGGAGGCGGGAAATTACCCCTAGTTCCCGGACAGTCCTCGCCCTAACTCATACGTCAAGATCGCTTGACCCGTCGCTGCCGAATCACAAACAGCCAGGCCGTTGTGAAAGACAATCGGAGGATCGAACGTGAAATTGACGTTCGCTGTCGTTGAACTGAACAAGAAACGTCCGATGTTCAGTTGTTGAGCACCATTCGAAAGAGCCCCACAGGTAATTCCAGCCGTCGATGTGGAATCATATAGCTGGAAATATTCTCCGGCAGCTCCCGAACTTAAGATCAACTGATATACTGCTCCCGGCATGAAGGCGGCATTCGCCACAGCGTTGGTGCTGATCGCCGGACTGACTAACACCACCCCGGTCGTATAACTCGATAGAAAGACCTCTTTCGGAGATCTCGCTACGATAGACGCCTGAACCGGCTGTGCCAGACTCACGACCGCCACCAAGCCGAACGCCAGGATCAATCCGCCGAATAACCGATTAAAGTTTTTCATAGGTTTCTCCTTAAGCGTTCGTCTTCACAATGACCGCATGATCGGCACGAAGTTGCGCGACCCCGTAAAGGGCGCTGCCAGCATACGGCTGGCTGAATTTCGTGCGAGCAAACTTTTCCATTGTGAAGTTCTTTTGCATGACGACTCCCAGAGCTTCTTTATGGCCCAGAATGTTGTACCGCACGCCGGTCGTCATATTGACCAGCGGCGTTACCGTCACATCCGTTCCATAAAGGCCCGTGATTCGTCCGCCTTCGACCTGTAAGCCCTTCGTGAATCCGGTCGTATTGGCAAGCACGAACTTGTCAACCGCCAGAATGTCCGATTCCGCGACGGGCGCGATCACCCAGTGACGGTCTTCTTTCGGAATCTTGGCGTCATCGAGCGTGCGTTGCGCTTGCAGAATGAGCCCGTCCGCAAAAGGAACGGCCCCTCCGATCGCATATGTCCACGTCGCACTTTGAGCCAAGTTCAGTAGATCCACATCCTGCTGCTGCGAAATCGCTTTTCCGAACGCATCCGCGAATTCCGCTTCCCAATCTAAGACCGACTGAATGCCCGCAATGTCCACCAAATCCGCCGGGACGCCTTTCCATTTGTTGATGGTGATCGTCACGTCCGTCGGCAAGACTTGGTTGTTCGTCACAGACCCGTCTGTCGTGGAAATATCGTAGACGGTCAGAACCGGGAAGATCTGAAAGTGGACGGTATCGCCCATCTTTGTGATCGCTCCCTTGACGTTCGGATCGCCCTCGACGCCGTTAATAAACAGCTTCCACGCCTTTGATTCCGCATACCGAGCCTTGAGCGCTTTGACGCGCCATAGTTTCGGTACGGAACCTGATACGTTTGATAACCCTGTTTCGTTAGCCATTGAAGGCCCCTTGGTTTAAATTTACTTCACTCGTCCTTCTCTGTTGGCCAGCTCCAATTCTTTGAACAACTCGGAATATTTCGGATCTTTGATGTTTTTTTCGCACAGATCTAAAGCGGCTTCGAACTCCGCTCTTGCCCATGTTTTTTTCCCGAACCCAAGGCCAGGAGGTTGCCCCTGAACTGACGAAGCCCTCTGCTTCTGAACGGACTTGTCGCCCACGCCCCGCTCATTCTGGAGTTTCAGCCATGCGTATTCGGCTTTCCATTGCGGAGAGAGCTGCTGATGATTCGGAATGCCTTCAATGATCTCGATCAATGCCTCATCATCCGAAGGATCGTAACCGGCTTGCGAACGAATGAATTCGGTGGCTGACTCCGTTTCCTGGCGCAGTTGTTGCCGCTGGAACTCCTGCTCGCGCGTGGTATGAAATTCGCTCGTAATCGAATTGCGAAGTTCATCGCCCAGCGCTTGCAATCTGTCGTTCAAAGTTCCAATCGGATCGGACCAGAAACTCTCGGGAGTTTTAGCAGCCCCAGGTTGGTTTCGGCGGTTCATTTCCTCACGCAATTCGGCCAATTCCTGTCGCATCGAATCAAACGACCGGACCTGTTCGCGCAATTCTCTGTTCCGCGCCCGCAATTCCGTCAAATCTCGGAATAATTTCGAGCCTTTATTGCCTTCCTGTGACTGGCCACCTTCGGGTCGCCCTTGCGGGGAACCGTTGTCAGACTGTCCGGCATCACCGACCGTGGTCGGTTGTCCGGTTGCGGGGTCCACACTCCCAACGCCTCCAGCCGGGGACGTTTCGATGGTTGCGGTGGAACCTGATTCGCCTGTCGGAGAATCAGCGGTAACGAATGTATCCATTGTCGGTTTGATACCTACCGTTCTGCGCCGGTGCGCCGACGCTCGCTGAACACAACAAAAAAGCGGCCACTGAGAGATTTGGGCTCCCAAATAGCCGCTTCTTTTTTATGTAAATTTAGACGGTTAAAGAACTATACGCCTAGTAACATTGGTACAAAATTGAAACATTTGCCGTCGATGAATTGCTATACGTCAAGCCCGTCGAAACCAGGACATCATAAAAATTGCAGGAGGTCATCGTCGAAGTCTGTACCGCCGCAATTGGATTCGACGCCGTGCCGCTAGAATTGTAGACGGTAAAAGTCCCATTCGGCGCTCCTGAATTGATGCAAACCCCGTGCAAAATGCCGTGGCCACCTTCCGTCACCGTTGAAGTCCCCACTAGAAAATTCTGGCCCTTGCAGAGATTCTGTGTCGTGTCAGCCGTCGCCGTATTCGATGAAAGCCAAATGTCCGTTTGTAACGCGGAACCAGGAAGACTGAGCGCCAAAATTGATAGCACCATGATCGCGAATTTCTTCATGCGTCTCCCCCTTTGATTTCGTTCAAAAGTTCCTGCACCGTCTTACTGGCGGGCGTCTCAATATCGCCTTCCTGTTCCATCTGCAATAGCGCCCGCTCTAAATGCGTGATCGCTAACTCAAAACCGCGCATCTGCCCCGCATAGTACCGCCAGGCCGATTCCTGTCCGCGCGCGGCGGCCCGATGCAGACTCTCTAAAATCCGCGTCCCTTCGTGCGCCCAGAGCGCCTGCAACTTCTGATAGCCCCGTGCCCCTTGCAGCGTCTTTAAATCCAGATAATCCGCGTTCATGCCGCCGCTCCTGCTAAACTCACTTGGCTCTGTCCGTGCGCCGCCGCCCCAAGTTCGCCCGCGTTCGAACGCATCTGTTCAGCCGATTGCAAGGCGTTCCCCACTTGGTCCATCGCATTTGGCTGCGCGCCTCCCGGCATTCCCGGCCCCGGCGCACCGCCGTTCATCCCGAGCGGCATCATCATCGGCTGCTGTAAAAAGACCGTCTTTGGATCAATCCCAATCGACCTCGCAAATTCGCCGATGAACGGAAGCAAGTTCACCATTCCCAATTGCGGATTGGCCGTCCGAATGGAAGTGACCGTCTGCAAAAATTGGAGCAAATCTTTATTGCGCTGTGGCCTAAAATCTTTATCGGTCGTGATTTTAATCATCACTTGCGCGTCCGCCGCGATGTCCGACGGAAAAACACGCATCGGCGATTGATCCGGTCCGATGTTCGCAATCCAGAACGGCTGATCTAAAAACGTCTGATTGTTTTCGTGCATCTTCGAAATATGTTCGCGGACCAGGGGTTCGGCGATGATCTCCGCCATGACCGAGAGCCTTCTCACCGCCTCGCTTTGAGCTATGCTGGATTCTGTCGCCGTCGCTTCGGTCACAAGCGCCTGCAAATTGTCCGTAGCTCCCGTGGTCGCGCGAAATTCGTTTTTCATCAGATTTTCCAACTGCACGCCAAAGTTCACGCCCTCTAGTTGTGGACGTATTGGCTTGAGGCCCTCAGCATCGTCTGTCTCGACCACGCCCCACGGTTTGATTTTGAGTTGAGATGTCTTGATGTTCGCCAGGCGCGAAGCAATCCACATGTTAAAGAGGCTGAATGTAATGGTATCGTGCATCCGTCCACGATTGCTATTGAGTTCCGGCTGTAAACTCTCAGCAACCCGACCGACACCATAACCATACGGTTCCAATTCAAACTCGTTCAGGTGGGCGAATACGAAAGGTCGGCGCTTGTAAGGGCTCGGATGTGCCCTGATGATGTGAAGGTCATTGATCGTCGTCACCACCCATTCTTGCCCCGGCGGAAGCGGATTGTCGTGCAAAGGCCCGTAATACGTCACCATGTAAAACACATGGCTCACATTCGCCGTCGTAGGACCACCGGTGAAACTATAATATCCCGCCGCCGCCAGACGGCTAATCACTTCCGGAGTCATGTTGCCATACTGCTTCGCGGAATCCACCACCGTCTGAATCGCCTCGGGGTTCCA